TGATATGAATTATAGAATTAAAGAAGTATGTCGCCAAAAGGTTGATGATGAAAGATCTCGCCGAGAAATTAGGAATGACGGAGGTCGGTTTGTCTAAGTCATTAAATGGGAATCCAACAGTTAGTAGGCTTGAAGAAATCGCAAAAGTTTTGGGAGTAGATTTTATGGAACTCTTTGAGCAGGAAAGCGGAACAATCATCTGTCCCAACTGTGGGAAGAAATTTAAGATGGAGGAATAAGCAATGATTGCAGAAAAAGAGTTAATAAATAAAATAAGTATAGTAAGATACAAAGAGATTCCTGTAAGAATAGAAACCGTAGAACCGCAATATTGTGTTTGTAATATTGATGGGGAATTAACGCAGATTCCTTATCAAGATTTATACCCAATTCAGCTTTCTGACCATGAGCTGATTGAACAAATATTTGGCTATACAGGAGATGACGTATATGAAAATAATGGAAATCGGTATTTGTTAGGTTGGTGTGATATAATATCTGTTTATCTAAATTGTGAAGACGTTATTGTTATTAATGGTGCAGATGCTTCGGATAGCCTTCATGTTTTTCAAAACAAATATTATAATCAGGAGAAAACACATCTGTCTATTAAGTTGTAACTAAAGCCGGAGAAATCCGGCTTTAGTTACATTTATAGTCTCTCTTTTTCAAGTTTACTCGTTGCCAAAATAAAAAACACGGTTCTAAATTCAAATTAATCGAGTAAAATTTGCTTATTTGTGTGCTTATGTGTTAATTTGTTGCATTGTATAACATAAAAACACATGAATATGAAGAAAATATTATTTCTGACATTTTTTTTTTCTTATGGCAATATCTTCTTTTGCCCAAGAATCGCAGCATTTAGAATTTAAAGGTGTTCCATTGGATGGGAAACTTTCAAGTTTTGTTTCAAAATTAGAGAAAAAGAGTTTTACATTCAAAGAATATGCACGAGATTATGTTGCAGTCATGAAAGGAGGTTTTGCAGGAGATTACGTTACAATATATATATTTGCAACTCCCAAATCTAAAATTGTATGGAAAGTAGCAGTCAATTATAATGAGAAAGAATCTTGGAGTTCTTTAAAATCTGATTATTATGACATGAAAGAGTTATTCACTAAGAAATATGGTGAGCCAAATAAACACTATGAGTTTTTCTCAAAACCATATTATGAAGGTGATGGATATGAATTACAAGCACTAAGAAAAGAAAAATGTCATTATATATCATTTTATGATTTACCAGTAGGGAGTGTAGTCGTAGAAATATCTCAGTTCGGTCATATTCAAATAGGCTACGAGGATAATATTAATTATGAGCTAAAAAAGAAAGAAGAAGAAAGCGAAGCATTAGACGATATTTAATAAATCATTCTAAAAAATCAGTCCCGTTCCAATAAAGGTTCGGGGCTTTTTTATACCCCCACTGCGGAGGTAAAATACATTTTGATGGAGAACCACGTATGTCGGAGCATAAGTACTACAAATATAAAAGCCGGATTTTTCCGGCTTTAACTTTATCCAGCAACAAGTCCCATATAGGAACGACGTGAAAACTTACGAGCATACTGTTTATCGGTTAATTCACCGAAATTACCTACACGCGAATGAATATTGCCAGCATACTTCCGATATGCGGCATTAACTCTCTTCATTCTTGCATCAGAAATGTTAGTTTGCGCTAACCGCCATCTCTGTGCTGATAAATCATCTAAACTCTTTCTTCTTTTTCTGACTCAGCTTTAAATTTTAAAAGTTAAACAAATATACAATAAGTCTCTGATAACTTTGCCATACTTATTTCTTTTTTCTACGATTTGCTAATTCTTTACCACTGATTTTTTTTACTTTTTGACCGCTATAAATTGCATGGAGTTTATCTCGTTGCATCATTAAAAGGTTTCTATATGGAATGACTTCAAACACTTCCGTATAGCTTAAATGGAGAGTGTCAACCAAATGGGCTATTTGCCCGAAGAACGTTGCGTTTCCTACTGTTTCGGTCTTGCTGCCAGCATCGACACGTTCTTCATCAAGCTGACACACTGAAAAGCCGATATATCCATCATAGAGAAACATATTTCCAAAACTTCTTTGATTTCATCAAAGGTTCCGTTTTCCAAAGCCTTAGCCATATTCTCATTACCACAAATAAAACAGGAGATACCTTTCAGCATATCATCTGTGGCTCCGGGAAGTTTCTTGATAGCTTCCATGATGTTGTCACCTGTCATCCCAATATTGGAAAAATGATGAATAGCACTACAAATAACTTTGATTGTGGGCGGCTTGATTGTATAAACAACTCCACCTATTTCGACATTCTTAAAATCCAGCCCTAAAAGGGCATCAGAAACTATTTTTGCTGCTTGATTCATTATTCTAAATTGAAACAAGGGTGAAGCGAATACCACCACCTCACCCTTGCTGTTTACAATCGTTTTACCTTAAAATGTTACGCCACTGGTATCAAGGCTTTGATAGCTTCTTCTTCGTAATTGTATTCAGAAGAAACTCCTTCGATTCCCGGTTCCTGAACCATTCCGCGTACTGCAATGGCAATTGCTTTGTCCGTATTAGCTTCACGGGAAATGATACGGCATTTCGGGAAAATAAACCATACATCATCATCAGTCAGACAAAACAATGCTTTGTTGACGATAACTTTGTCCAAGGCACGCTTCCATCCGACATCTTCAGATGTTGCCTGAATAACATCGCCACCCATGAACGCTTTCTTTGTCTTCCAGTCATACTGTCCGATAGAGAAAGAAGGGGAGACTTCTCCCGGCACATCATCGTAACGGTAATTTTTTCCTGTTAACTGATTTTTATGTCCAGTGACAGATGCTTCCGTTTCTTCAATCTGCCAAGTTTCCCCATGCACGTTCAAAACCTCATCTTTCGCCTTAATAGCGGCTTGAATCAAAGTCTTTGCGATTTCGGGGGTAATGTCTGCCGTTACCTTATCAATGTCGGCAAACAAGATTCTTTTAATTCCTACTGCTGAAATCATAATTTTATAGTTTTACATTTAATACTTCAAATAAAATTCTCACATTCACATAATGACACTTTAAAGCTGTATCCGCTTCTATACTGATAGATTCAATTGAATAACGATAGGTTGTACCATCATAGGTGCTTACTACATCATCAAACAGCTTGCCAGCCTTTCTTTCAAGTTCATTCAAACGGATAGTATTCGCTTCATTCTCGCTTAAATCAGGTACACAAAGATTCACTTCCGCGAAAGATTTCTTCCAATACTTCCCCGGTTGTTGTTTCTTGGTGTGGATGACAATTCTTTCTGACTTCAATTCATCCATCAGCGTTTCACCGCTGGGAACAATGTCGATTTCGAAAGACTTGCAATCTCGGTAAAGAATATTTGCTATGTCGGTAGTCACTATCATCGTTCAAATTCTTCTTTTAATCGTTTCTCCGCGTATAAAGCGGCACTACTCAAAACATCAAATCCTTTAGATTCCACGAATGAAGCGTATTCCGCTTCATTTTTCAGTGTCAGACCGTCTTTATCAACATCGTAATCATTGGACGTTCTTAGAGTCAATGTATGGTCTTTATAATTGCCGTGTTCCTCTGCATGTTTCACAGCTTCATCACCCACATCAATCATCTTCTTTTCGACTTCCCATTCTCCTTCATTGAAAAAGGAGTCGACATCGGAAAAATCGAAATCTACATCCATAGTTCCGAATAGTTAAAGTGGTTTGTACTCTTAACCGTGTAAACCTCACCTTGACCTCTCACGTTCTCACTGTCCATACAGCGCACTTCGACACCAGCCTTAACAGTGATTCTCTTCTCACACACTACATGGTAATTCGGGCGATACACAGAGCCGTTTTCTGACTTAAACTCTTTGGTAGTGTTATCGTCACAGCGACACCTACATACATCCTGCCAGCTTTCACCGCCTGTTCCAGGAATGGGTCTGCCGAACTCATCCTTATCCATCGGGGTGATAACCTTTATCTGCAATATATGTGGAGCAAATATCATAAGAAAGTACATTTAGGCTTGTTACTTAATTCGTCTTTCAATCCGTACTGTTTACACAGAAATGAATAGTAGTCCTTAATACCCTGAATGTTCCAAGACATAGAGAAGCCGTTTTCGCTGATTGAAGTGGCACGGAGTAGGAGAGAGGGGATGAACTTCGCAATTGCCACAGAAACGATATTGTAGGATTCCTTATTCATTTCATCCTCTCTGCTAATCTTCGCGTTCAGACACATATCCAAAAGATCAGTTTCTGATAAGTGAATACTGAAAGACTGAAATCTTTGCTGTATGTAGTCGTTCACTGTCATTTTGATTATGGTATAATCAGTCTGCTGTATGCAGTGTAGCTATAATGCGTACAATACTTCGATTTGTAGATATATCGGAACGGACACTTAGGAACTGAAATTTGTTTTCCTTGCATTGCCGTAATAGTCGCTGGTTGCATCGCCGGACTATCTGTAATCATAAAGATTGATTGTGGAACTGACAATACAACGCAATCAGTCGGAGCTGCTTCTAAGGTGAAAAACTGAATAGGTGACAAACCAACATCAACCGATGGGGCTACGTATTCACACTCGAAAGATTCGACGCTTGATGCCTGTACGCTCAAGGAGACCAAAGACATCGTTAAAAAGCCACATATGGCAAAAATAAAATTCTTCATTTCTTTATTGAATTATAAGTTACATAATGGAAGGGTAGGAGTACTACCCTTTTTATTTAATATCTAACACTTCTTTCAGTTTGGAAGTCGTTTCTTCATCCAACTCTGCAACCTTACCCAAAAGAGTCTCTTCTTTCATGTTTCCGGCTGCTTGAACACCGATAGATTTCAGAGCATCAACCAAAATCTTTTTCTCAAATTCCTTTTCAAAGAGGGATATTTTGATCTCCTTCTTTTCTTCAGAAACTTTCACTTCAACCCGTTCGCCAAGTTTGCGGTTTTCTACATCCAATACACGGGATTCTTCGGAAATTTCAATCACCTCTCCGGGATTGTAATACTTACCAGTAAACTTATCACGGAAAACAGATATAACCTTTACTTTCATATCCTCCTCCTTATGCTGATTGGATTGATGCAATTTCGCTCAAATCGAAATTGGTGATCAAATCCGGATTGGTAATTTGTGGAATCCATTCTGCCGTATATTCCATATAACGACCGTTTTTGTCACGGTAGTTGGATATAAGCATCTGCCCCTCTGATGGAACATAAGTACGCCCTGATACTGGATCTGTCGCTTCATACGGGGTATGATGGCGCATATAACCTACTTCATCACCGTTAAGCAAGGTGATACGGTTGTCTGCATAAATCTGCACATTTTTTCCTGTCTGGTCTTTCACGTAATCCTCTTTGATTTCGATACGTGGCAGACCGATACCAGTAAAAACTTCAGAAGCCAACGAAGAAGAAATCAAACCGGTACTTAATTTCATTTCGTTAGTGCCGAGAATCATCTTGTACTGTTCGCCAAATTCAGAAGAGCCAAGTACATTCTTGTTGAAGGTTGTACGTGTCATAATCATCTTGGCATAAGCGCCAAAGTCTGGAGCTAGGGAATGTAGTTTCTCTCTTAAATAAGAGATGAACATATTCTTGCCATCAACAATTATATCTCCAGCTGTAGGCTTAACAAAATTGAATGGAAGGGTAATTTCCAGCAGCTTATTGTTGGTCTGACCGGAAGTTATTGCAGCATCCTTATTGTAAACGGTGGCTTCACCAGTCATCAACAATGCACCGACAATAATATCCATACGCTTGTGAGCTGCAAGAGTAATCTGACGGTAGTCATCTGCCAGGAAGTTTACTATTTCTTCCAATGCTGTATTTTGGTCTGCCGGTTTGGCTTGATTGAACTTGTCAATCAAATCTTGCAATTCAGATAGACGGTCAATAGACATTTGATATGCATCGCCCAGATAGGCTATTTCACCATATCCAGAACCGATATTTTTACGTTCACGGATGGGCTTTTCACCGAAACGTGAGTTGATAGAACCGGCCATCACTCCAGTTACAGAGCCGATGTAGTCTTTGAACAGACGAGTAGTTACTCTACGGAAAGTAAGATACTGCTGCCAATAGATTGTATCTTTACGCGTTTGGTTCACACGTCTGATGATAGCGGATACAATGTTCGCATCATCGAATAATGTTTGAATCGTTAAAAACATATCCTACCTCCTTACTCGTTAAATTCAAACCATCCCTTCATATTGGCTTTATCGTTCTCGGAAAACGGCATAACCAATTTTGAAGGCTCAATCTCTGCGGCTGTACGGAGCAGCGCAACTAACACGATACCATCTTCCACCTTTGTTCTTTCATACAAAGCGGAGTTTGAAACATACTTTTGTTTCAGCCCGTCGACTGCGGTTGCTTGGAAGAGAACCGCATCTTTGGCGATATTTTCACCGAAAGCAGCCTTGATAGTCAATACGTCGTAATTGGCGTTAGACTTGTCAATAGCCGTCACTTCTGCGCCTTTTTTACCACTTCCGACAAACATGCCTACATAGGCCAAAGAGTTCTTGGCTACTTTGATAGACAAAGCCTCTCCACCAGTGGTATAGGCTTCCGCAACTCTCACATTGATTACCGCATAAGCAAACTTGTTTTTCAAGTCTGCGTAAATCGGGGTAAATCCGGGAAGGAAACTTCCCACTACCAGGTTCTGCGTGTCGAGTTTGAACGGGCCACGTCTACGAATACCGGTCTGGACATCGTAGCGTTCCTCTTGCTCAACGGGCGGAACCAAGTCATACTTAAATCCTGCTGACATAATTAATTCTTGTTTTGTTCAACAATAGTTTTCGTTCCCTCATCAATCATCTTAGCGATAGATTCAGATTCTTTCTCAATCTTCTCTTCCGCTGATTCGGGAGGAACTACACCCTTAAAGCCGTCATTCGCAAACTCCTGCTTCAAGTCCTTGAAGTATGCGTCCAAGTCCTCATCGTCCTTAATGGCGCATCGTTTGGCGTAGTTTTCGGGAATACCATACTCCTTTGCCTTTGCCAAAATCTGCTGGCTACGTGTTGCTTGAGCCTTCTCCGTTTCAAACTGTGTTAGCTTATCAGAAAGGCTCTTGTTGGAATCAATTAAAGCTTGCGCCCATGCAGGCACATCGTCTTTATTCTCTTCCGTTTTGGTAGTTGTGGTAGTCTCGATTGGCTTACCGTCTTTAAGGTTATGTTTCTTCTCGTAGTTGGAAACTGCGGTCTTGGAAGCATCCCCGGCACGGAAATCACCATAGGAATTAAGCACGTCCGAAAAACTGATACCCTCAACAATGGAGTTTACTTTTGTCTCGTCCGTTACGCCCTCTGCCTTCTTAGTGGCAATTCGGGTTAAGATAGCAGTGTCCACCCCAGTGAATTTCTGTTGCAGTCCTGCCAAGATTTGTTCTAAGATTGTCATACCGTATGAATTATTAAATTTGAAATTCAATTTACGGAAGTAAAAATACCACCAATGCAGATGATTAGTAAATATTTAAGCTTCCCATTCACGACAATGGATTGATTGTCGTGAATACGGTATAAAAGTAAGAAGGAAGGAAGAGGAGAGGGAATAATTGAATGGATGAAAAACAACAATTGGGGTATTGTTGGAAAATGGCATAAAAAAGGCGTGAAACGGATTGGAATCACACCTTTTTTTTTGAATTTAAAAGCTCTGAATTTATAAAGTTGCAGATTGTAGCTCTGCTCCGATATTCTTTACAGTTTTACTTCAAGTTCTTTACCAGTCAGAAAAAAATACAGATTTTGAAGTTGATGGACATACAATACTTTATAAACCGCTGGGATCGTTAATATTCCATTATAAGCTTTATTAGTAATATAAAACAAATCTCCTGTATTTTGCTCTAGTTTTAAACCAATAGCAAACTTATCTCCAATCTCTTTTGAAAAACATTTACAATCAGAAACATAATTAAATCCGGCATCCACCAGGATTTTTTCAGTCAAAGAAACGCCTTCAAGCAGATGATAATCGTATTGATTTGAATTACCTTTTACGCTAACTAAATAGTCATTTATACTAAAAACAACTCCTACGGCGGACTGAGCTCCAATAGTATTATTGGGTAATACATAATTACCTATTCTTAATTCTCTAATATCTATCATAACAGTTACACAGCAGGAGTTAGTTCAACATTCAACCCCAAAGCGGAAGCAATACGATAAAAGGTAGAAACTTTAGGTTCTGTCTTTCCTGTTTCCACACGGGAAATATAAGACTTATTTGTTCCTATCTTTTCGGCGAGTTCTGCTTGTGTCATTTTTGCTTTCTTCCTTGCCTCTTCAATTATTTGCCCAGTAAAGAAAGCATTAGCTCTATCTTCGGCAGCCTTACGCTCCGGAGTCCCTTCTTTGCCAAACGCAGCATCTAATTGCGCATCGACATCAAACATCTTTAGTTCTTTTTCGCTCATAATATTCTTTCTTTAGTTTTAATGCTTTATCAATTTCTCTATCAGGAGTTTTCTGTGTTTTCTTCTGAAAGCCATTGAATAAAATCACAATCTGTCCTTCATCAAAACAGAAGAAAATCCGATAAATATTACTTTGCCACTCAATTCTTAACTCAAACAGACCGTCTTTAATAGACTTCACATATTTATTGGATAGTCTATCTACGGTCTTTAACATGAGTAAACCGTATAGCACCTTTTCTTGAGCACCTTTGTTCAAGGTGTCAAAAAAGTCTTTATAGTAGTTTTCGTATGCTATTATCTTTCTGTTCATACGGCAAAGATAGAGAATGTTTATCAGTTGAGCAACTTTTTGGCGAATATTTTCATCCCTATACAAAAATAGCGGCAACTCCGAAGAATCACCGCTAATGTTCCATTTTTCTTATTTAAAAATTATAGACCTTGTAATTTTTTTGACCTAGAAATGTTTTTCTGTTCTATTTTTCTGATTTGCTTCATAAAAGCCTTACAAATGAGCCAACACAAATACCATCTCTTAGGCTTGATTCTTAGAATTAGGCTGTTTTCCTCCGATATTACTTCTTGATTGTACTTTTTCATTCTGTTCCTCCTTAATATCTTTAAGTTCTTCTTCAATGCGATCCGTGTTCCCAGCAAACATGATCCCCTCACGAGTTGACCAAATGCCACCACTTACAGCAGAAACAGCAGTATTTACCTTGTCGTTCAAATCATCAATCATATACGGAACCAAATCCGTTTCGATGTCGATAGTTTGGGATGCCTTGCTAAACTCGGTTGGATTGATAGAGCCTAAAGCGGAAACAATGAAATTTACTCTCCGTTGTAGGAACTCTCCGATAACTTCACCATGATTTTCTACCGCCATGTGTGCCCCCATGAACATAAAGCGGAAAGCAGTACCAGAAGCCTTACCTACACCTTTCAGCGTTTCAAAAGAAATACGTGGAGTATTGGACATATCATAAGCCATGTTAGTAAGCGTTTCTGCTTCAAATTTTACAGTATCTGGCACCTGATTCCACGTCAGATATTGGGCATCCGCACCTTCACCTGTAAGTTTGACCATTCTATCTTTAACCTTACCCATGAAACCCTCTACATCACCAATTAGCTTCAACAGTGGGAAGAAATGATAGTCTATGCAGTCGGCATAATTGGATAAAAGTTTCTCCAAGCGTATACGGAAGGTTTTTATCTTCTTGCAATAAGGTTCAGGCCGGTAGGCATAGAGAACCGGCAGTTTGGGGAATCCGTGAACGAAAGAAATTCTTTCTTCATACCCTTTAGATAAATCCCATTGATAGACTGCTTTATCCGTGATAGTCATAAAGCAGGTAACTTCCGAATCATCCATGAGCTTTTTCTTGTACTCACGGGAGAAAGCAATCATCTTGCCTTCATCGTTGAAAAACGGATAAAGTTTATCCCCTCGGAATGGAGACCATAACACGCTTTTCAGTTTCTTGGTGGGCTTGACCTTGCCACCGAACGTAGTCTTAACTTTCTTCCAAAACTTTGCCCAAAACGAATCATCATCGGTAACATACCAATATTCTGCCGCTTCCTGTTCGGAGAGCCAGGCACGGACAATCTTCTTGTTCTGGTATTTGATTTTATTGGATTTGAATACAGCTTTGACCGCATCCAACAGCTTCTTTTCGTCATCATCAGTTGGAGTGCAATCCATAGACGGTTCTGTGCCGACTGTGAAAGCGGTTTGAATGTTCACTATATCCTGCTCCAAAGGAATGGAGATACGGTTCACCGGTTCGGTTTTGTACTGTGCTTCAATCTCATAAGTCTTGCCGGTCTTTTCATCGAAATCTTTTTCCGCTTCCTTTTCAAGCACTTTTCTGTCTGGGTACTTCTCTTTATCAACCATGATTTCATGGTGTTCAGGATTCCAATCATCCCAAAGTTTACAACGATCGGGAAGCTCGGTCTTCCTGCCTTTCTTCAGATAGCTTATTTTCTGCCCAATATCGGGTAATGCTAATATTTCTTCGAGTGTTAATGGCATAATCTATAATTTTAATGTGTGAATATTCCTGTTAAATCTTTCGGTTTTAGAATTTTGCCAAGCAAGCAACCCAAAACATAGTACCTTATTGCATCCATAAGGTGATTATCCTTATCTACTGGCTCATTGATATAATTTCCATCTTTGTCCTTATCCCATACGTAGGTTCTTAATTCCTTCATAAGATTGTAAGAACGTTCCGTTACATACAAATCCATAGAGAGAATTTTATCTATTCCTGCCTTGATTGATGGCCCCGACTTATCTACACCATAAATATTCACGCCACGAAGTTTGATTTCGTCTACAAGTCGAGGATCAGCGGATTCTGCAAACACTTTCAAACCATAAGGACGTACCTTGTCAGCAAGTGCATTTGTGAGCATTCCTGATTGATAACATAGTTCATCAACATACAAGGCATTATCTACGATACCACACTTCACGGCTGCTGAAACGTCTGTTGTGTACCCGAAGTCTTGCCCGATAGCTACTTTCTTCGCCCATTGGGGGAATTCTTTCACAATACCCCACTTCTTAAAAACCGCACCCTCTGCAACGTCAGCCCACCGACCAATAACAACATGAGCATACTTTTCAGGATTCTTCTCTTTCATTTCCTGCACTTCCCGAAGGAACTCAGGAGAAAGGTTCTCTAAGTTGTCAAAGTAGGTAGTGTGAATATGAAGTACATTCGGATGGGTAGAAACCTGAACTTGCACACCGTCAATCTCAACAAGCTTGTGAGTATTCTCGATGTACTTTTTATAGATGAAGTGATTAGAATCGCAGGGGTTCATTATAATGATAATCCGGTTCTGGATACCCTTCTTGCGGATAGAGAGCATTATTTTATCGAACTCTTCTTCATTCGTCCACTCTTCCGCTTCATCGCAGACGAAAGTAGTAATTCCCTGAATAGATTTTAGTTTTGCCGTCTGATTACCGGAAGAAGTCTTGATGCCTCGGAACATTATACGACTATTAGTCATCTTATTGACAATATCCGTCTTGGTAGTCTTGAAATACTTAGTTGTTCCGTCTAGCTCTATCTTCTCCATCATTTCGGGAATGATAGACATACCAGCGGAAACCATCGTGTAGCGGGTGTAGAGAACCTGATGCACTATCTTTTCGGCTTCCGTCATTTCAAAGGTCAGACGTTCAATGAAGGTGGAAGCATTGAAGGATTTGCCGGAGCCACGACCGCCGGTGATAAGAATAATGAATTTATCCGTATCAGTGTATAATGGATGGTAAATTTCTTGAGGTACTATCATTTCAGCTTGTCTTTAATCCAGGAATCAATACTAATACCGTGGTTTATGTTGGTAGGAATATCAGCATCTTCATCCTGTTTACGTTCAATCCTCCTCCAGTCTTCATCGTAATGGTACAACCAGGTCATTTGAGCACTCAAATTGGGAGCCAATTCACCTTCTACAGTTTGAACTTCTTCCTCACCTGTCAGATTTCCGTCCCTATCCCGCAGCTTTCGAATAGTAGTGTTCTTTGTTTTGATACCACCAAGGGCCATAGCAAGGAACTTTGCCCGGACAAGAGAGTTTATTGCACAACGCGCGCGTGAGAGGGTTTGACTTAATTGACTGAACTCTCTTTTCTTCCTACAAAAAGTTTCTGGTTCAATTCCAATGGCATGAGCTATTTCTCCGTCAGTGAATCCCTTTTTGGCATACGACTCTACGAGAGAAAGGAATTCCTCGCTTGTGTAATCAAACTTAGGCTTTCTTCCTCCTTTACCTTTTTTGTTTTGAGATTCACTTTTTGTCATAATCTTATCCGTTAGCTAAACCTCGGCTAGCAGTTGTGTAACCCCTTCTATCTCTGAAATTGGAGAAAGGAAGCAGTGAAGAGTCTACTCTTAAACTTCTTGCCAGATTTTGGGTTACATTATATCCTGCACGAGAGATTCGTTGGTTATTTGATATGTTTCTTGCAATATTACCACTTGCTGCATAGGTTTTTCTCAACCTTTTTGTTGTTGAAAGAATTTCGCTGTAACTTCTTTGTCTTTTTCTGACTCTGCTTTCCTCCTATAATTAATCTATTCTCTCTACTTGTTCATCGAATACCTCTCCCTTGATAAATTTCATATCTGGATCATAACCGAACCTTTCACAGAAAGCCGCTTTAGCTTTATAGGAATCAAAGGACAACATCACGTAGGCATCCATGTCCTCGGCTTGCTTTTGTGCGTTCTCCTTAACCTGCTGCTTGACCTCTTTCATGTGGGCAACCTTTTCGGCACGCTCTAACTGTTTAGCGGCTTTATCGGCTTCTTTCTGTTCGGTAACAGGCGACATCATATCAGACAAAGCATCAGCAATGGAGCTTTCTTCTTCAGTCTGCAACAGATAATCAACACCAATCATGTTTAGGTCAGCATCAGTCAGACCAGCATCTTTCCAATCAATGTCAGGAACAATCTGTGCAAGAGCATCAAAATTCCATGTACCCTGTGCGTTCGGGTTGTTCATCAGAATATTTAATTCCTTCTCCTGTTTTTCGTCCACATCTATGACATCAATACGAATGCGATAGTCGTTATCGGGGAACTTCTGCAATTCGTCCATGACAGACAAACGCTGATGTCCGCTGACTACGGTCAATCCAGTACGCTTGTTCACGACAATTCCACCGACCAACCCGAATTTCTTGATACCACGTTTTAATGTCTTTCGTGATTCATCAGATAGTTTTCGAGGATTATAATCAGCGAAGTGAATGGCAGAACGATTAAGTTCTACCGATTCACTCTTTATGTATTTACTTAGTTCCATGTTATCCATTGCTTAATCCTTGTGCACGTCTTTGCGATACTTGACGGCGAACCAGTTTATTCATTGCGCTGTTGTAAGCATCTACAATCCGCAAATTTCTACTGGTAAAACTTGTACCGTATCTATTTTCGGCTTCACGTTGCAATCTTCCTGCTTGCAGACGTATTTGTTCAACTGTTTTATTTCTTTTTCTGACTCAAAAACTCCTTTCTCTATCCATTGCTTAACCCACGCGAGAAACTTAGCATATTGTTTCTTGCACGAATAATACGATTATAATTCCTCATAAAGTTGCTACTTCCCTGATTTTGTAAATTTGCGCGAATCATGTTGGCAGCTCTGTTTCCAATAGCATACTGTCTTCCGGCTTCACTGGTATTGGGAAACATTGTTGTATTATATCTGGCAGTTCTTTTAGATACTCTTTTGACTCAATACCTCCTTTTATTTATCCGTTACTTAATCCTAGACTATTGCTTCCTTGACGGGCAGCTCTTGAATGTTGTTGATATACGCTTTTGTTTCTTGTATAATTCAAACGGCTAAGGTTACGATACATGGCACCGCCAATACTGTTAATTCTTGCCTGCCTTTCTGGATTACCAGCTGCAGCATTACTCAAACGATTGGTTTGTACGCCTATATCGGCAGCACTTTTCATTCTTCCTCTTCTTCTATTTCTGACTCGGCTATTTGTTTTTTATTATTATACTCAAATAAAATTCTTTCACTCATAGGAAATACCCGATAGATTCGTTGTAAATCCTGCGGATAGTTCTCTTTTAACCAAAGCATACAATCAAGATTGAATCCTACCCCTGAACTAGCTTTTAAAGAATATCTAACCGGTTCTGGCAACGCATGTTGCCTCATGTATGCAAGAATATCCATCTGCGTCCAGTCAGCTAAAGGATAACATAAGCCGTTATTCTCATATCCGTTAGCTTCATACCCCTTCAGCATCAAACGTCTATTCATGCCATCGGCTTTCTTCATCCCCAAGAACGTGTAATAAACTCCATGAGCAAGTTGCATAGCTTTTACCACATCAGCAAGTTTCAGCAGCTTCACCTTTGGATTAGGGACACAATACAACCCGCCACGAAGAATGTAAGTAAGATTCCAGTGAGGCGCTTGCACAAACTCAATATTTGGATATTTGGCTTTAGTCCAGCCAATCCATCGGTTTATGTGCTCCAAGTCTTTGACGAAGTACATAAACACACAAACGATCCGATCAAACTTTGGATAGATTAAATCAAGTAGGACAAGCGAATCTTTACCCAAGGATAAAAACAGTAAAGCCTCATTCGATTTTACCCGAATGAGGTCTATATACCGGTTCGCTTGCTCTATTTTGTTCATAGTTATCCTCCGGACATACCTAATGACACACGTAAATCAGCATAACGCTGCCTACGCGATCCTAACTGTGTGGCACTAGCCGTACCTCTACGATTGGCTACCAATCTACCGCCTGCTCCTGCGCCATTCATGTTTCTGCGCGGTCCGGCTACTCTGTTAATTCTTCTTGCGACTCAGCAAATCAAATTTTAAGTTTAAACAATTCAATCTATATGTTTCTCTAATATTTTGCCTAAAGTATAATCCATTTGGGCGGCAAGATATTCTTCACCTTTATAAGTATAAACAATATCCTTGCCTTCATCATCTGTGAGAATTGATGCTCCTGCATCTTTCACCTCAACTATAATATACGGACGTTTACCCCTATATTCACCAGTTAACAGCTTTATAGCATCATACTTGATAGGCTTTAATTCTATCTCACCCTCTTCAGGTAATTCGTCATCAGCCTTGTATTCTTTACCATCACAAAGGTAGGTGATATACTTCTTTGCATTGGTAGGTCTAATTTCACGGTATTCGTGCGTTTTTTTGCCTACCAAGATTTCATCGAAATACTTCTGTTTGATGCTCAATGTAAGAATGTTCATAATCGTGTCAAATTTAAATCAATACTCAATAGTTGCGGGGGGCTGAATCGAACAACCGACCTTCACCAAGTCAAAGTGAAAAGCTACCACTGCTACACCCCGCGATAGTACCCCAAAGGTACTACCACAACCAAAGATAACGAAATATATTCAATCGTTATACACGACAATCGGTTTATTGTCGTGAACTAAGCCAAATATCACGTTCTTCTCTGCAAGCTTTTAGCGTTGGGGCTACTGTAGCAAACAGATCGCCGCTTTCAGTACGGTAGTCATACTGGTACATTCGCCTTACTTTACCTTTTAGTTTTATTGAGAAAGTGCAGTAGTTCTCTTTACCTGGTTGGCATACGCTACAACCGTTTTTGTTTATTGAGTTCATAACTAATCTATATTTAAAGTTTTACATTCAATCTTTCTACGCTCGTATCAAAAATCACATGTGTGCGTATATTGCTTTTTCAGGCTCTCTAAGGCTTTTTCTGTAACAAGATATGTGTAGCATTCATTGCTGCCAATGCGCTTAATAGAGCGTGTTTCTTTGAGAACAATAGGCTTGTTGAAGATAACTTCATACTTGTTGCCGCAACTCGTTATCAGAAAATCAACACTACGTTTATATTCGTCCAGTTCTGTTTCTTTGTATTCACCTTTAGGGATGAAATTGGGATTGGGTACTAAGTAACCTTCTGCTATTAATACGCTATTCGAGTTGTATACTTTCATAATCGTGTTATTAAAGATTCATATATAAACAAGTCAGATCACATTCTTCATCGTAGTCGTATTCAAGTGATACAGGTGCAAAGTATTGTTGTATCTTCTTTGCTGCTGTTTCATTTTTACCCTCAAAAGAGAAAGTAAAAGAGCGTTTGCCTCTGACTGTTATTTCAACCGGTATGCCTGCTACCTTAGTCATGTTGTTTTCAAGTTCTTGTTTTGTCATAATCGTATATTTAAGCGTTAATACCAATTGCATTTCTTATAAAGTCACTCGCTTGCTCTATTGACATATCCAACTTCTTTTGAATCAGAATAAGCATACAGCTTACTTGCTCTTTTGTATTTAAGTTGCCTTGTACAAATTCAGACATGATGAACTTTTCTATTGTTTTTTGTTTAATTACTGATGTTGCCATAATCGTGTGTATTGTGGTAGCCCGAAGGCTACCGGATTAAACCAAACCCAATCTTTTCGCAATGTAAGCGTCATGATTAATCTCGCCATAAGAGGCATATTCATTCGGGCTGTTTCTTTCAAGGGTTCTGCGATACTCATCGCACAATTCTTGCGCCTCAATCTGCGTGAGATTTGATGCTATTAGACACTCTTTGTTGCCAACTATCTCTTGTATGTATACAAACCAAGTATTTTTGCTTTTCATAATCTTCTGTGTTACGCAGGGCTTTTGCCCTGCTGGTTAAGCTTAGTTTATTTCGTAATAAGGTTGCTCGCCTCTAATAACTCTCTTTGCATCTGCAATGCTATCATACAGCCTTGCTTCATCATTGTCTATGATTACAAATTCTTGATGAAAGCCATCTTCAAATATTGTTATTGTGTGACCTTTGTAACTTACTTCTTTTATGATCTTCTTTGTTGTCATAATCGTATATCTTTTAATTGCTATTATTATTTAATACCGCAAAGTTTTGAAACTTTCAGTAACTCTTTATCGCTCATAAATATGAGGTCGAAGAAAACACCCTCATCAAAAGGCTTGTTTTGCGATAAAGCGGCTGATTTCATTTCAACCATGATTCTAGTAATCAATTCACCTTTTACCTTATCACTCATTTTTGTTGCCATAATCTTTATATTTTAATTGTTATTACTTCGTTTTTGATGATGCAAAGATATATATTGTGTTACAAATAATACTATTTTATGTAGTTAATAAATTATAAATATATTATTTTGTGTAACGTATAATAATTATATGAGTATATTTGCATCATGGAAAAGGAAGATAAAAGAAGAGTTATACACGTAGAAATGAAAGCAACTGGTAAGCATAGGTATTTTGCTTCACCTGCTGCCATCTATGATGTATTTTCAAGTCAAGAACTCGGAATTGCCCGACAGTCACTTCTGAACTACTGGCAAAAAACAGAAGCCCCCTATGAGAATGCTGTTTGCATAATCAGAAAAGGGGAGTTAGAACGTAAAAAGAAAGGATAAATTTATGTTGAAGCTATCAGAGATAAGAAAAACGTATGAAGATTTAACAGGAAAGCTAAGTGACATTAATCGCCAATTATGCTTCGCAGGATTTGGTATTATATGGATTTTCAACAAAACTGGAAATGAAACAATAATACCAAGTGAATTATATGAGCCAGCTGTATGGCTAGTGATTTCGTTAGCTATTGATGTGATACAATATGTGTATTCATCTATAGCATGGGCTATTTATTATACCACAAAGCGAAAGAGGAATAAAAATGATGACAAAATAGAGGTTGACGAGCCTACAGGAATTAATTATCTTACATGGATTTTATTTTCTGCTAAGGTTATAACTATGTGTATCGGTTTTTATAAAATAGGATTTTTCTTAATTTCAAAATTATAATATTATGGCAAAAACAAACACCCCAAAACCGAGTACCCCAAAACCGAGTACCCCAAAATCTATTCCTTCACACGGAAATGGAGGTAAAATAACCGAAGTTAATGGTACTGGACCAAGAAGACCAAAAAAGTAAATTAAAAAGCCGGAGTTAAGTGCTCCGGCATATTAATTGATTAGCCCTTTAAATTTTAACCGATTTACGATTTCGGTGTAAAGATATTCTATATCTCCACTGAAATCCCCATAATTCTGGTACAGAAACACGACATCAGTACAATTGTCGGAAATTGTACTCTTGGACTGAACCCCCAATACTCTTGACATTTCTTCACGTAATCCGGCTGTCATTTTTCCACCGGCAAGCGAGCTTGGAGAAAACAAGTACAAGATGATGAAGATAAATTTTTTCCGCTGGGTCACACTGTCAATATTCGGTGGACATCCCCTCTCATTCAGTACCTCAACGAATATTTTGTAGATTTCATGGATAAGGCTTTTATCTTTCAAAATCGGGGAAGTTAAGATATTTTCTTCCTCTGAAAGTTCTGATTTTTCGATACGAATCTTTTTAAGACGAATTATTTTATTAAAATCCAGCTTCATAACACGATTATTTAAAAAGTAAATAGTATATTTGCATCATAATCGTGTAAGATTTGGGAGAATCAATGCTTGGTCGTGCTGGCAGATTCTCCCTTTCTATTTTAAAGGATCAATCATTTGTTCTCTGTCTTCCATTTTTCTTTTAAGATTACTGTATTCATCTTCAATACACTTGCTTATCTTAGCTGCATCTTCGTAACGTTCGGCTTTTATAAGTATTCTTCTTATCTCTTCAAGCTGATTGATGTATACGATGTCGTTACGATCCGTTACGTGCTGAATATAACTTTTGATGTCATTCAGCTTGACCTCCATGCGTCTGTGCCATTTGCCTATCAAAATTACAATGATGGCAACAGTTGTAGCATTTAGGATGAATAATGCGATTTTAAGTATTAATTCTGCAACTTCGCTTATTGGTATGGCTATTCCTCCTTTAGTCAACTAACACAAACTCGTAAGCAAATACAAACGGATTACTTTCCCATGTGCCTTTGCCGGAAACTTTATCTATCAAGAACGAAAAAGCTTGTTGAGCTACATCTGTTGATAAATATCCTCTTTTTGTATGAGGGGTATGATATCTCTTTATTCCATTATTATCAGTATACGCATGAATAATTCCTTCTTTCAAGCAATCTTCATCTGATATATCCTGTAGGCGTTCTACTTTTACATTGGTTATCTTTATGTGATGTTTACAAGCATATGACTTAACGAACATCTTGTTATTCCATCCTGCGGAATTCTTCATGAGGCCACGAATGCTTAAATCTTTCGGATGCCTGTCTAGTGAGTCTGGGGAATAGCCTAAATCCCTATAGCTTTGTGCAATGGCAACAACTTCGCCAACCTTGTAAAGGGGATTATTCCATCCTGTAAAATCTCCATCTTTATTTTTCCACCCAAATGCACCAAATAAAGGAGATACTAGGTTCCCTTCGTTATCATAATCTTTAGATCCAAAAACGGGAAATACAATATCCCAACTTTCATCAGGTCTATCGTATTTACAAATCCTTCTCGTCATAGTCTTCCGACCTTCCAATACGGCTTGGGTTAAGCCAAGTTTATCATTGAACATTATTTTCTTCATGATTATTCCTCCTTGATTAATTCAGGATTATCGTAGATGTTGCCTACAATCTCTTCCATTACATTATAGTTACAGAATGGCAATAATTCTCCACTATACTCTCCGATATATCCAAAACATCCGTCTTTTACACCTACTTTATTATAGATTCTTACGCCTTCATCTTCACCCATTAACAATATATCCCCTTCGTAAATTTCCTTACCGTTCTTGTCAAGTAATCCGGTGAACTGACCTACGGTTTCGGGAATGACCTTACTTCTATTAAACATTTCAGTAGCTTCGCATCCATATTGGGAAAGTTTATTGCTGAAAATAGCCATTTCACCACTTTCGTACTGAATCAAGTCACCAAATATCCATTCGTTATTATATAAGTTTTTTCCTCTGAATTTTATTGTACGATTCATTTTATTCCTCCTTCTTTACCAATTCAACTTCTGTCGGCTCTTCATCTTCCCATTTTACTTCGGGGAATAAAGAAGAGTCTAGCTTATAGAAATCATGGGGATTGTCACTACATAATTGCCAACTTTCCGAATACTTCACGGGTTGCTTCTTATAAAGGCATAAATCCCCGTCTTTGTCTCTTGCTACATACATATTAGTCTCCTTTCTCTTTAATCCGTTCTAGTACATCTCTGTTGGCTTCCAGTATTTCATCGAAAGATGGTATTGGCATCCAATGTGTGACTCCGCTATCAAAAGTACCCAATGTTACATCTGAATAAAATAGTCCTGCACAATAGAATAAAGCACGATATGGATTGCGACCGCCTGCCACAAATACCCATCCGCTTTCTTTCGGCAACCTATCTTCTACACTTATCCACGGGGATTGCTTTGCATGCCATTCTGCACCTTGAATGAAATTCATTTCTCCAAATTGTGCTAGATATTTGCCCGACAAAGTTCTATCAACAGTTCTGTGATTAAACAAGATATTTTCTCTTGCTGCTGCTTCTAATTTCTGTTTCATACTACTCTGTTTTACGCAAATCCTTGATAATTCTTCAAGAACTTGCAAGGTTTTACTCTAATTGATTCGTACATACTTACCTGCGATATCGCAAGTTCTTAATATATCGGCATTATCTTCACCGAAAGCTATTAGGATACTGCCGCACCCGGGCGAGTCCCCACGAGTCCCATCCGGTCGAAAGAAGCGAATCCGGTTCCGTAGAAATTTCATAGCTGTTGCTTTTTCAAAGATGACATCTTGGAACATCTTTGAATCGCAACGATTGAAAAGTAATGCGATTCCGTTTCCATGCTCTGCCAGACGTTTAACGAACTGTTCAATAAGCGGACGGGAATAAGGAGGATTTAGCCAAACACGACCTACCCAATCTTTAGTTAATCCGTCATGGTTCTTGTTGTACATGATTTCTGCTGTTTGCCAAAGTGGGTTAACCGGAGCACATGGATCTAAATCGAACTTTCCCAATGCGTCTATAATTTCTTTTGGCGTGTACCATTCATCGGTGGTATTAACCGATTTCTCAAAGGTTGTATTCATTGAAAATATTTTAATTAATTGTATCCATCAGGTGGTCCGCTATCGCATACACCACCAGGTAAAATAAGATGTTCACTCCTAGGAGAAGGAGGATGTTTAGGAGTATTCTCATAACTAATCCAGCTTCTCGTTACTTTCGAAAATATGAGCAAACGTACTTTTTTCATCTGATAGATCGAGTCCAAGTTGTGAAGGGTGACGTTTGATGTAATTATAAAATGCGAACATCTTTTTGTCATCGTCACCGCAGCGGTCTACCAACAGCCGGATGAAAGCCAGAAGACAATCGGAGTCGTTTCCGAAGTTTTCCTGTGTGGAGAACTGTGTTTTATCCACATCTTGTTTCAATTTCCGGATCGCGGCTATTGCTGTGTTGAAATTGCGTTTCGCATCGTGGCGTAATTCATAGCCTTGCTTTCCCATTTCGCTTCTCAAATCATAGAGAAGGGTTTCTACGACATCTGTCAACACATAGGTTAAGTTGAGAGTCGTATTAAGATTTGTTGTTCCTACTAACATGATTTTATTTATTTCTTATTTGGATAAATCCACGTTTTTCTGTCTCTCTAAGGAGTTCCATATCTTCTTCCTTGATATTACAAGGTGTTTCTCTGTTGACACTCATATAAGATGATATGCCGAATTTCTTTCGTATCTTTTCTATGACTTTCCATTCTTTGGTAGTCCAGCATATTGTAACATTCATTTTCTTAAACTTTTTCCTATGAATTTCACTCGTGTAGTAATGGAAACCAATCTATCCATAGTACGTTCCCCATACTTTTGGGAGATTTCATCAAGTGATAGATTAGTGGTCAATATCAAGAGTTTTCCTCGCTTTTCCGCTTCATCAACAATTTCACAGAAGGCAAGTCTTTTTTCTCCGAATTTCACGCTAAGATTCTCTGTGCCGACATCATCAATATAGATGATATGCTTTGCCTTCACAGCGTCTATATCAGCATTCATCTGTTGTGCATCATAACATGCTACAATCTTCCGGCAATAGTGATTGAGAAGCAAAGGGATAATCTTCCAGCATATAAGTGATTTCCCTCGTCCACAATTGCCATGGCATAAAAGTCCACGCCCGTTATTCCCAGAAAGCCATGTGGCTATTTCATCGTATTCCGGTAGCCATTCGGCATTTCCCGTGAAATAGTTCAACCCTTGCCAAAGGATATTCTTTGCATCTGGTATCGCTATGTTCACAAGATTGGGAACAGGGTTAAATCCAGTCTTCCTAAGATTGTCGATTGTTTTTTTAAAGTCTATTTGTTCCATCTTTCCTCCCATTTTCTTTCCTGTGGCGAATCGTATTTGTCAGGAGAGTTATCTTTGAGAACCACACCAATATCAGTAGTTGGCTTGGCCGGTATTTTTTCCCGATTTGCCCATGTTGCCAACCTTTTAGGAAGTTCCCAGGTCTTTTCAAGTTCATAGCGCATTTTAGTTTCTGATTTGTTCAGTTCAGACCAATAATCAAAGAAGGAGCGAATCATTTCCTTTTGATACTTACCGACAAAAGGTACAAGAGATTGATAAAAAGATTCTTTTCGAGAGAGAGTAGCGGCTTTAGCCGCGTTTTTCTTATCTCCGTAAGGAGATTCTTTAGTATTATCTTCTTCATCTTTCTTCTTATTATCGCCCTTAGCTTGCCCCATTTTTTCAACAACTGCCCTTAACTCCGCCCTTAATTCGCCCAAAGCATTATTTAACTCTCTGATTTCTTTATTGTTATCTATGTCCTTGTCTATGCCCTTGGGTATGCCCTTGTAGGGGTTGTATTCATCATACTTGCATAAAGTTATCACAGTCATGCCTTGTTTGTTACAAGTCGTTATCATGCCTCTCTTTTTCAGTTTGGCAAGAAAATAGCGCACTTTCTTTTCAGACCATTGCCAACGCTTCATCAAAAACGATATAGATGCTGGATATTGACCTCTTGAATAAGAGATTTCCCGACCTCCGATGAGTTCGCTGTACGCCTTGTCGGTTGCCTCAAATCGTGCTGACTGAATCAAGTCAAGCCACGCTTCGCACTCCGAAAACTCACGGGCTACCTTCCACATTTCATTCGAGAAAAACCTGCGGCTTAGCCTCAAAAATCCTTCGTCCATAGTTAGAATCTCACGTTTGTTAATTGTCTTCCTTTAGAGCAAACTACCCATTTACCATTACCGCTATCAAACAACCGTAAATCAGAGACTTCGCCAAAACGTTTGATGTTACCGCATAAATCTACAATCCAGCCACATTCTTTGGAAGGGTGGGGGCGAATAGCCCGACCGACTATCTGATACCACATAGCAAGTGACATCGTAGGACGTGCCATAACAACAGTGTCAAGTTCCGGATAATCAAAACCCGTAGTCAATACCCCGACATTCGCCACTACTGGTATTTCCCCAGTTTTGAAATGTTGGAGAATCATTTCACGAGTTGCTTTTGGAGTATCACCGGATACAATAGCGCAACCAGGTATTGACATCGTTAACCGTTCTGCTTCTTTCAAGAACCGAGTAAATACTAAAATGCCTTTTCTCTTACCACCTGCTTTGGGATTCATCAGTCTTTGGACAATATGGACGAGATAACCGTAGAAGTCTATCCGTTCATATTCTCTTTGAACTGACTTATCCGTATAGTCGGCACCGGTGGTATTTACTTTCAGGTTAAGTTCATTCCATCCTGAAGGATTCATTGGATAATAGTTTAGCTTTGCCAAGTAGCCCATATCTAATAGGGTTGATACTTGTACATGGTAAATGACCTCTGAAAAGACATGAGGTTTTGTCCGAGTGATAAATTTCAGCATAGAACCAAAGTCACGGCTGGAACTTAAACGATACGGTGTAGCTGTCAGTCCAAGAACCTTACACTTCACCGCATCGAAGAAATCCTTGTACATTCCCTCTTTAGGGTTAACAAGGTGACATTCGTCCACGATGATGTTCTTGAAGTGGGTGAACAGTTCAGGATGATTCTTCACACTGCCGATGGTGGCAAATGTTATCCGGCTTATCTCCTTTGAGTTAAAGGATGCTGAATAGATACTGCAATCAAGAATGCCGTATGAGCAGAGTTTTTTGAAGTTTTGCTCTAAAATTTCTTTTGAGGGCTGAAAAACCAATGTATGACCGTCAAGCCTTGCGGCTATATCCGCTATGATAAGGCTCTTTCCACTCCCCGTAGGCAGAACCATGATAGCATTCGTCTTCTTCGCCCTGTTATTGAAGAAAGAAACGGCAGCATCAGAGGCTTTCTGTTGGTAATCACGTAGTTTGTACATATCTATCTTCTGATTTAATGATAAAAGGGGAATCCTCACTAAGTTTGGAAAGAAATGTCCGGATTATATAAGCCTGTTTCTTACTTAATCCAACCGGAGAGAATGAACCATCATTATTCTTGACCATCATGACAAATGTTCCTGCTTCCAAATCATTCATAACCCTTTCTCCTTTCGTAACTTCTTATTAAGTGCTTTGTAATACTTGATTAGCTGTTCGTACTCAAAATCAGTCATTTTGGAAGTACCATCAGCTTTCACTTTCAGCAAGTCAAATTTCTGTTGCCCGATTTTGGCTATCAGATTCACCCGATAGCCTTCCAAATGATCGGCTTTGAACCTGTTGCAGTGCCGGCATTCGGCATGGCAATTATTCTCATCAAACCGTGTTGCCAAATGTGTACGACTGAAATAGTGCCCGCAGTCTGCTTGTGTAAACGGCTTTATCTGTCCGCAACTGATACAGCGAAAATATCCGTTCGGCATACAATCACGAAGCCGGATGAAAAGGGAAAACTCCTTGTCGAGTTTAGCTTTCAAATCCGGCTTTTTCTTTACTGTTACCCCTGCTTTATCAAACAGAGGTAAAGGCTTGTCTTTTTTCTTAGCTTTGGTTCGTTTAATGTAATACGGCATTGTTTATAATTTTAGTTTGTGGTGGCAGCAGGATTCGAACCTGCAATGCTTGGCAATCTTCTACATCTTCCGTGTAACACTGGATTGGTTCGTTTTACAATGATGCCCAGTTTTCATAACATCGTAACCAAGTCTACTAAGAGTTGTCAGCGTCTACCTATTTCGCCATACCACCATGTTCGCCCGCCAATCTTCACAGACAGGCAGGCAGGTTAACAAAGTTATACTTCGATGATTACGATGTCCGGTGCAATTTGTCTGATAGCATCCAACTGTTCATCAATGACTTTATTTTTGTATTCCTCGATGGCCTCATTCGCACCGGCAGACACAAGAGATAAAGAAACATCCCGACCGTCCACATCAGCGTAAATTTCGATTTCTATCTCTTCACAGGCAAAACCTTTGAAAAGAGGGATGTTTAGTTTGAAAGATTTTGGAAGGTTGGAATCAACCACCTGTGAGTAGTTATCCACCTTACTACCATTTTCCTCCTTACTGCGTTCGATGTCTTGGTTTACCTTTGCTTTGAAGTTTTTCAAAGTAGAAACAAGCATCATGTTTTGCGACTTGTCAGTAAAGAAAGCTCGGTGCATCTTCAAAAACTGCGATAATTTGATAGGTTCCCATTTCTTATCGGTATTAATGCCGAACTCTACCATCTCTTTGGACGGCTGAAGTACTCCGGTGATGACATCTTGGTAATAATTTGTTTCGTTAATCGTTAAAATCATCCCCATCTTGTCACGATTCACGATAATATTGGACGACTTTTGGTTGATTAAATCAATACGTTTCTCTAACCATCTGTAAGGCGCATCAATCGTCCCGTCTATCATAACCCTTTCCGGCTCTTTTATCTCCAGTTGTTCGGGGGCTGTTCCCTCTCTCAATACTACTTCAATAGGCGTACCATTATAATCTTTCGGTACAACCACGTTTAATTTGTTTTCGCTCATGATTCTGTTCCTGTTTTACGGTTAATATTAAAAATAGTTCTTTGCATTTCCTGCGGCATGATAGGACGGGAATAAACCAGCTCACCCAGTTTGTTGTAATACCCGGCCATCTTTTCTTCATGATAGAGAATTTTCACACACTCTTCATTTTCAACATATTCAGAGCCTTTCTTTATATTTTCAAGAAGTTCCTGTTTCCTTTCATTCAAAGGCTTTAGCTCTGCCTTAAATGCTTCCATTGCTTCTTTTTTCTCTATCTCAATATCATTAATTTGAATTGAGGTTTCAGCAAGAGATTCTTTCTTTTGAACCAACTCATCCGGTGTAAAGCGATGAGTATAGCCAATCTCTTCCACTGCATCGGCATTGTCCTGTAAGAACTGCCATCTATCCTTTTCGGGGATTTCTTGACCTAAAAATTTGTCCATAAAATAAAATGATTAAATAAATTCTTTGTTACGTTCAATTTCTTGCTGGGCATATACCAACATTTGATGTTCATTAGCAGCCGGTAGATAAATATCTGCCTGTGCCGTGCTCCAATTACGAAAACGCTCAATAGATAAAGTCATTTCCCCTGTTGTCAGTTCTGCCGAACTGCGTAAATAAGTTACTTCTTCACCTTTCTTGTTGATCGTTTTGCGTTCAAACAAATCACGGTTGCAAGTTCTCTTATAGAAGTCAATTTTGGCTTCGTCAAGGCTACAACCGTACTCACTACCGAAATATCCTAAAAGAAGATGTAAGTAGCTGTTTTGGGCAAGCGTGCGGTTAGGAAGTTTCTTTTTCACTTCCACCACCGCACGTTCACTAAACAGCTTGTTTACATACTCTTTGAACTTGGGTATTTGATATTCATTCTTCAAATCGAAAATCATACGCTAAAAAGGCAAATCATCCTTTGCATTACCATTCGCATCAACCGGAGGCGGAAAATCCTGCGGTTGATGATAAGTCGGCTGTGGTGGTTGTGTTGGTGCTGTTTGTGGGGATTGTGATACACCCCCACGCCCTTCTATTTTATAGCATCGAATAGACGCCATACGTTTAAGCTCTCCATCCTGATTCGTCCAAGAACGTCCCTGTAAGACAAATAATACAGTAACAACATCACCCCGATTAAAGCGGTCAAGTTCTGTACACTTGTCACCCGAAAACTCTAAGGGAATAATGTTTTCATACTCGCTACGCTCTCCCGTATAAGGATCATAAGTGGTAGCGTCTAAAATAAACTCCCGTTTCGTAAATGAGGAACCACCGTTTTTGGATGGGATTTGAACGGTTTGTCCGATTTCGATAATTCTTCCAGTTATTTGATTTGCCATTAATTTTCTCCTCCAAAAATCTTTTTATCGGTTATAAGTTCCCTGTTCTCTTCCAAGAACCGGATAAACTCCTCACAATGATTAGTAAGAATAGGAATATCACGTTCAGGATTGAAAACGTATGTTTCTGTATAGGTATCTACCACATAACCGCCTTTGTTGAACTCTACAATGTTGTACTCAAATGTCCGTACATCCGAACCGTTCTGCATCAAAGCGTAAGGATAAATCAAATGTTGATGGTGGTCTTTGAATTTCCCTACAGTGTAACTGCCGGTTGTTTTGATGTCGTGAACGCTGGTAGGCATCAGTTCGTCAATTACCCCATAAACCAAAACATTGCCGTATGCGGTCGGTAGGATTGCTTCTACTCTCTGCTGTGTTAATGCGCCTTTGAAATAGTCTGCAAATTCACAACAAAGAGAAATAGGGAAAGTAAATGTACGATTCTTGTAAATTACCGTGTAGCAAGTGTTTTCTGCATTCCTTTCTACATCCATATCATTAGGCTTTCTCTTTTCAATCAGAGCATCCACTAATTCATTAAAGGCTGTTCCCTTGTCTGCCGCTTCGCTATCGAATGGCTTGCGGTTAATCCGGTCTATCAGTTCTTGAAACTGTTGTTCGTGAAATTCTTCGGGAGTATGGGGCGGATTTTCTGACCACCCCCAATATTTATCCCAAATCACATCACTATTCAGATATTCCCCAAAGGCATCAAGAAGCGTTGCGTAAATACGATATTTAGGCTGCTGGTTCATATTTCTTTTCTGAATTAAGTTTCAGATTCAAAGACTTCGCTTTGTTGGCTACCAACTTTGCCGCCATTTGCTTTGAAGAACCAACGTGCTCAAAATTATCTATTTGCGCGATAAAATTATTGGCAGATTCCGCATCCGTAATAAGTTCGATCTGTTCTTTTATTTCTTCAATAACTTTATCATACTTTTCCTGTGCCGCTTTTTTGGCTGCAAGCATACCCAAATACGAATTGATTATCTTGGTAGTGATAAAGTCGTTTTTGGCAGTCGGATTGCCATTCTTGTCAAGGATGGTAGGAACCTCCATTACTGAAGGAAGATTGCAGGTATTCTTACCGTCATTTCTTGAAGTCGGGTCAAAAGTTATAGTGCGTCTTTGAACGCCTCTTTCACTTTTCATTTCAAGATAGCCGAGCAAATCCAGTTCGGTAACGATGGAGTTGTAGGATTTTTCACGTAAAGCAGGAATGAACACCGTATCATCACCCTCTTTCCGTGTGTCCCGATGGGCAACGAAAATGATGTGTTTATTCAAGCTTGAGAGCGTTCTTGTCATCCATGAAAACTCTGCATTAATACCGCTCCAATCCCTGATGGATGGTTGGCGGCTGCCACATTTATAAGTAATGATGAAATCCATCATCTTACCAATGGTATCAACTACGATTGTCTGATAAGCCGATAAATCTTCTTGCAAAACCTGTTGCACATCATTCCATGAAGTGACCTGTACGGTATCTATGTTTTCCAGATGCGCCATATTCATACGCTTGACTCCGTTGTCAAAGTCCAATAATAACGGTTTCGGTGCGCTCAATGCCACTGTTGATTTTCCCATACCAGCTTGACCGTAAATCATCATCTTTACTGTGGTAGGGATTACTAATTCATTACTTTTTTTGATAAGACTCATAATCGTAAAATTTAAAGGGTTAATTATATTCTTTGCTCTTTAGAATCAACGGCATAAAGAAGCACATCACAGGCATTGATAGCGTATGGAGACATTTTTGTGGTTCCGGTCTTTTCTGCCCGTATTTTCTTCTCCGCTATCAGCTTTTCAAGTCTATAGCGACCGCCTACAAACTCTTTTGCCTGCTCTTTATTGAGAGAAACTCTGCTACCTATTCGATAGAGAGTATTTAGTTTTGCTTCTGCATTCATTCTGGCCTCCTTATTCTTTCAATTCGTTCAACCTTTGCTTCTCTTCCTCTTCTCATCTCGCTTTGTTCGTGGTAAAGCGATAGTGAGAATACACATAATAGAAAACAGGAAACAGAAGCCCTAACTATTGGTGATAAGTCTAAGGTGAACTTAACACGATTAAGTCTTTCCATCATTTTAATGGATAACTCACTTCTGTTTCTTACCTGTAGCTTTTCATATATGCTCTGCATGTGATTTCTAATAGTGGCAGAGGAACGAAAAAGAAGATTAGCGACCTCCTTTACCTCTAACCCGCCACCATACAATTGAGCAATTTCATTTTCTCTATCAGATAGCTCTGTAAATACTCTATCCATAATCGTGTAAGTTTAGATACTATTTCTGCATATTATTTATAATATACATTGATCCGGTGTACTTGTTTTTAGAGATTGTGTATGCCGGCTTGCCGCCTGGAACAACAACACCTTTATCTCTCAATTCTTTGCTAATTACATGGGCTTGTTGTCTGTAGCCTGTAACATCAACTTCTGATAGCGGGATAATCTTCTGTTTGCCCGGTTTTACTTTTAAAATCGTTTCTCTGATTGTTGCCATAAGATTAAAAATTAAATTAATGATTGGCGGGTGATAGAGGAATCGAACCCCTCTCAATTGTGATAATTGGCTGCGCAGCACAAAGCTCTAACCGATAAGCTAACCACCCATATAAGAAAGGTGCACTATCTTCACAGACGGCACACCTAGTACAAACACAAAATAAAACACGACAAAAACTACTATATTTTTCAGAATCCGCCCGGCTGGTTTCCCTTACTCACAGTACTGGTTTATTGCAGGAACCTTATGCCGGATTGTCGGTCTACCTTTTTGCGGATTTCTGTTTGGATTTTAGGTGTTTCAATTCTTCAATTATCCTTTCAAGGCGATTGTATTCTTCTCTCCCGGCATCGTAATCAAGTACGATACAGTCACGGCAAAACTCTAACCGCTTAATTTGCAGTTCTAATGCTTCATTCATATCTATCTTATTTAACGGTTATTATTCTTAAACGTTTTACAAGAGTATTTCCTAGGTGATAAGAATCACCAAAAAGAGTAATGCCCATAAAGGAGTTGTGTCGGATATTCACATTGTCAACTGTTCTTATCAGTCCGTCTGTATGTAAAATAGTGTCTCCGGCTTGAATTGTACTTATATGCACCTCTTCTACCTCATAGTTCATTTTATCTAATTTATATTGAAGATTATTTTTTATCTGCCAAGATCTCGAAACATTTCTTAGGAAGATTCTTTTTGAATTTCTCCCATGCGAGGCGTTTTGCTTCTGTCTCTGAACAGGCTTTTACTTCGTAGTCTATCGACCAACGCATATCTACATTGACCAAATATTCTTTTTTAATTTTATTCATTTCTTATTTGTTATGAGGTGTTTTAAAGTTTATTTACGTAATTCTGTGTAGGTGATTCTAACAAAAGCAAAACAACCAACACATATAATACCCATTATAATAATAGAGATCGTTTTTATTGGGCTGTAGGTTGTGATTGCCCCATAAAACATAATTATAGCGCATAAGGCTAAAAATATGGATAAAATCAACTGGATTATTTTCATAATTGTAAAATTTGAAAGTTTGTTCCCCTGAACCAATTCGATTGGCAACATCACGTTATAATCAGGGGATTTTCTTAACTTTGAGGTGTCTAACTAAAAATTAAGAAATATGAAACAGTTTATTGAAGTAAATCTTAAAAATGGAGGTGTAACATTAGTTAATGTAAACACTATTAGTTTTTTGAGTGCATTAAATAGCGGCAAGGTGCAAATTATCCTTACTTCACCATCTTCAAATGGCTCTCATTTCATAGAAACGAGTGAAACATACGAAGAAATAAAAACTAAGATTCAGGAAGCCCTTTAATCCATTTATAGATTTGGTTGGCGGTATAATATACACAATCATAATGTGTGTTTGTCTTTACCGCCAATCTTACACACCATTTACGCAACCTTATATCGTTACGCCTTTTAATATACTGAACTATTCTTTTAATCATCTTTTTTCTCTATTTTATTTATTATTTCAAACCTTACTACTCCAAGTTCGTTATATCCCGCATATTCGAGCCAATAAGTACCTTTATACGCTTCGATTTTAGGGTCGTTTTTGCTTTCAAATATTAATGTTCGTGTGTAACCATCAATGTAATGGGCGTTAATTCTGTATTCATATAGAGGCATCCTATTTAATTTAATAACCCCAACAATAAACATTATAAGCCCAGCCGTTGCAATAGCTATAGATATGTTTCTTATCGTAACGGAATTTTCATCATCATACTCAACATTGAAAAGCAACGCTATAAATGCGCTTCCAACAAACATTAAAAAACCAATAAATGCCATAATCGTATAAATTAAAATTTGCACCCGCCATACCTTCTACGGATTGTACCCGGTATCGAGACCGGACGGGCAATATATCGTTGAATTTCTACTGAAAGAAAATTTAAAAGTCATACTTACAACCTGGATCTTTCGTTTAGAACCTTGTGAGCGTGTCGGTGGTTACTGCCTGTAGCCGATTAACTTCGCTGTCTGCTATGTGCCCGAAGGCTTGCCATTATGCGCACGGACGAAAAATCCGTTATATATTGCGCCCGCCATACCTTCTACGGATTGTACCCGGTATCGAGACCGGACGGGCATTGTATAATTGTGTATTATGCGTATCTGCTTAAACCTTGAATCAGGCAGAGGGCATCATAATCCATGTCGTTATCTTCGTCTGTGTCCGGCCCTGAAAGGATAGCTTCATAGATATCAATTTCTTCTTCGATAACTTCTATGATGTCGGCCTTGCAATCTACATTGTAAACTCTGCGGGCTGTTTCTTCATCCATATTCTGAACATGGTCCAGGTCTCTGTATAAGGCATTCAAGCCTTGTTCAATCTCGCAACGTGTCATAATCATGCAATTTTTAAAAGGTTAGCTTTCTTGAAACATCTGAACTCACCGCGTTCTGTATCGAAATAGGTTTGAACCGTATCGTTCTTTGCTCTTTTGTCAGTACCGGTCACTGCCGGCATGTGTTTTTCGCAAAGCGTGCCGTAAGCTTCTCTCATTGTGCCATCTACTTTCTGAAAATAGAACTTCACAATCTTGCTTTTCATTTGAGCTTTCAACTTCATATTTGCCCATGCGCATTTCAGCGCTTCGCTCATTGAAAAACCGTTTCTCTTTACAAAAGACCATGCTAAGTTCATGACCTCTTTCATTTGATTTTTAAAATTCGTGCTCATAATCGTGTATTTTAATATGTTTATACTATTTATTTATATCAACCTTTTTGCTATCTTTGCAAAAGTGATTAGGTTATCACTGTTTGATGATGCAAATATAGTAGTTTGATGATGCAAATATAGTAGATAATATCAACCTCAAATAAATAGTTGATAATTTATCTACTGGTAAGCATTATTTAACTATTTGGACGATTTATACCTTATTATATGAGTATGGATGATTTATCGAACATAATAGCGGGGATAAGCGCAGGTGTGGCATTCATCTCTGCCATATTCACTGGATTCATGTTCTACCGGTATGATAAAAGACTAAAGGAACAGGAACAGAAGATAAACGATTTCCAGCTCAAAGAATACGCACGGAAAGAAATCGAAAGTAAAAAGGCTTCATTGAGAGCGGAAGTGTTTTGTATCAACGGTGAATGGAAAATAATGATTCAAAATGAAGGGGTTGCTCCCGCAAGAAATGTTAGACTTTTGTCACCGGGTTTGACACCGGAAGAAGGAAGGATAAAAATCATGAATGAATCCATACTACCTTATCCTATATTGAATAGGAATGATAGGTTTTACCTTGATTTATGTCTAATGGAATTTCATGACATTAAGCCTGTTATTCAACTATTTTGGGATGACGACTACGATGTTGACCGGAACATAATACAGGCTTTATGTCTTTGTTGAATCTGCATAAACAGCAAGTAGTACGAATGAATATAATATAGCAAAAGTAATGAGTATATAAATGGCGTTAACAATCTTTCTATTAATATGCTTGTCAACAAAAATGAAGTAAGATTTAACGAGCAAAAGAATAAGAAGAAAAATCAACAAGGCAATAGCCATAGATATTAACGCTAAAACATATATATTCATAGTAATAAAAGTAAAGCGACCAACTCCAAAGTTGCGGTTTGAAGTTTAAGTCGCCTATATAGTCCCTTACGGGAACAGTTAAACAAATTAGTCGAAATCATCCGCAACTTGATTTCGATACAAATATAGTAGATATTTTATCAACTTTCAAATAAAATTTCACCATTATGGAAGAAAAGGATAAATTACGTTCTAAACGTTTTGTGGAAGTTATTGAAGAGTTGCAAATCAGCAATCAGGAACTTAAAGATAAGTTCAAAATAGACAAAACATTGAAATCGAAAATTGTAAATGGAATACAAAATGCATCCATTGATAAAATTGCAGCTATATGTGAGGAGTATGAAAATGCAAATGTTGATTATATTATAACAGGGCGAGGAGGCCCCCTAAAAAAGCCCAATGAGGAAATTCCTAATATTCCAATAGCTTCTGGTATATCAATTACGTCAGAGGAAGAATATCACGATGCAAAAAAGAAAGGATTCCATCTTCTTCCGCAGGTGAGTTTTAAATTTGCCGCTGGACAAACCCAACTCATTAATGTAACCGAAGATATTACTCGATATTGGTATTTGCCTGATTGTAAAGACTGTGAGGGCGTTGCTCAAGTAGTTGGACGTTCTATGTCTCCAACTCTTCCTTCCGGATGTTGGGTTGCCTTAAAAAAATATACACTTCCTCATGAAAATCCCAATATGATTCCATTTGGAAATATATTCGGAATTGTTGTAGAAGATAAAGAAACTGGAGAGTATCATGGACATATCAAAGTGCTGCGCAGATACAAGGAACAATCATTGTCTCATAAATATTGGATCGCGCATTCTATTAATACAGAAGAATTTGATGATTTCGATATAGAAATAGAGCAAGTCAGAAGTCTTTGGATAGTAAAACAACACATTGTAAGTGATACATTATTATAAATAAAAATACAGTAAAGTTGAAATATAATGAGAAAGATTTTGTTTTTAATGATATTTGCATTGATAATGGCAGGGTGCAAATCACGGGAAGAAAAAGTAGCAGAGGTTATCAAACAGGAGATGTTCAAAACGCTTTATGATTTTGAAAGTTATGAGCCGATTGAAACGAAAATTGATAGTGCTTTCACTTCCATATACACAGATACATTAGCTTTATTATATGCAAATGAGGTTAGTGAAATGTTCAATGAATTAGATGATGCTAAGATGGAGTATGAAAGTGCCAAAAGTACTATGGAAATATGGTCAGATAGCTATTCTTCACTTGGGGTTTACAAATTTAATGAAGCTAAGAAAAAAGTAAATGACTATATTGAAAAAATAGATAATGCATTAAAGAGAACAGAAAATATATACGAAAGTATCAAGAAAAGAAATAATGAAATAGGACACTCCTTTATTGGATGGAAAGCGACACATAAATTCAGATGCAAAACCAAAGGAGGAAATTTTGATTTAGGGAATTATTTATATGTATTTGATAAGAAGATAGAGACAATATTACACATCGAAGATATGGATAATAAAAACAATTCTCGATTAATTGAAATTATCAATGAAGCTATTAAATCTGATAATACAAAAGAAGATATAGACACAAACACGTCAGCCACAGAACAAGCTGCATCGGACAGTTTATCCAAAGCATTAAAAGGGGAGATTTAAGATTATGATTGACTTTTTAACCATCGTACTTCTAATATTCGGAGTACTGCAAATCATCCTCTTCTTCAAGATATGGGGAATGACGAATGATATTAGAGAAATGAGAAACAAGTATCTCAAGAATGAGGATGAAAAAAGGAGAGAGGAAGCGGTATATGATCCAACCCCTAAGGTTAGTAGTGGATCTAAACCTATAATATAAAACCTATTATTAACATTTCAATTCTACCTTAAAAACAGCAATTGTATAGTAGATTGTTTTTTGAAAGGGTTAGAAAAGAGTGCTTAATGAATTAGTAATCAGTATAATAATAGAGCTGTTGCATGGGACTTCGTAACGCGTAGGTCGCCAGTTCAAGTCTGGCTAGCGGCTCTCAAATTAGAACGCTGATTATTATTTAATAATCAGCGTTCTAATTTTTACAGGATTTCCTGTTCTTAAAAAGGAAAATCCTGTGTATGTAATAGATGTGAAATATAAAAATGTAATCTATGTTGAGTCGTATCATTGTTTTAGTTGTCGCCGGAGTAGCTGTAGTCTATATCGTTCGCTTTATAGATAACTTCTTCTCCCAGCGTAGAAGATAAAACTAGCTTTCAAACATTCTACTGCGCGCCAACATGCAGGCGCCGACGATTCCTGCTTTATCTTTCAACTTAGAGGTGATGATGGCTGAATCTTTATTAACCAGATTTAGAGAGTACTTGCGTACAGCTGTTTTTATAGGTTGTGTGATATAATCACCGGTTAAAGATAAAGTTCCACCTATAATTACTAGTTCCGGATTGAAGATATTGATTAACCCGGCAATCTGTTTGCCTAGTTTCTGTCCGATTTCTTCTACGATTTCAATGCAAAGCAGGTCTTCTTTATTCACGGCAGCAATTATCTCATCAAGAGTGATCGGGTTTTCCTCGGTTGTGATTCGCGTAGATAGTATGGAACTTTCCCCACTTTGAATACGCTCCAATAAAATACGATGAAGTGCTGAACCGGAAGCTTCCGTCTCCAGACAGCCTTTTTTGCCGCAATGGCAGATTATTTCATTATCATAAGCGCTCATGTGTCCAAACTCACCGGAGAAACCGGATTTTCCAGTATAGATCTTCCCATCAATAATAATTCCAATCCCTACTCCCCAGCTCACATTTACAAAAATGATATCTTTTTCTCCTTTTACACAGCCTTGCATATATTCTCCATAGGTCATGGCACGCGTATCATTGTCAACAGTCACTTTATATCCTAATTTTTCGGATAATACATCTGCTAACGGTCTCTCTTCAAAATTAAACTGGCTGAAGCTATATCCTGATTCAGGATTTACACGTCCCGATACATTAACATTAATATTTAAGATCTTCTCTTTATTAATAGTAAGTTTCTTTATAAAATTGAGAATATGTTTGCATAACTCATTCATCCCTTCAATTGAGTTCTCAAATTTATAAGGTATATTCATTTTCAGTTCCACCATATCGCCTTTAAAATTTATCAGGCCGATATTGACGGCGAATCTTTTAATGTCTACACCTAAAAAGTAACCGGATTCGGGATTAAGTCCATAAAGGTTTGGATGGCGTCCGCCGCTAGTCTCCAATTTTCCATAATCATTAATATATCCGTCATCACACATTTCGCCAATAAATTTGGTGACGGTTGGTACACTCAAATCCAGCTCTTTTGAAAGATCGGGAATTGTAGAACTGCCATTATATATATAATGTGTAATAATTCTCTTTTTGACGAGAGCGCTTTTAGAGCCCTTTTCTATTTCTTTCAAGAATTGTTGGTTCATAACTATGCTTATTTGGTAATTCATACAAAGATAATTAATTTTTTTATTAATTTGCGGTTTTAGAACCTTGAAAATTAGAATATCTTGGATGCCATACTTTATATATGC